TCCAGAGTTTGAAACCTTTTACACTAAGAACATTCTTCTTAATGAAGGTATGAGAGCTTGGATGTCATCTGTTGACCAACCTCATGAGAACTTCGTGTTCCCAGAGGAAGTATTACCTCGTGGTAATGCACTATAGGTTGACACACAACTAACAATCTGATATGATGAGGGGGTCTAACGACCCTCTTTTTTTGTGAATATATTTGTAACTGATCCATCACCCTACAAGTCTGCTCAGTGCTTACCTGATAAGCATGTAGTCAAGATGCCATTAGAAACATGTCAAATGTTATCTATTGTTTGTTCTGACAAGTGGGGTCATGGTTACGGTCAATTGCATCGCACTAATGGCGAAGCATACAAGACAGAGAAAGGTGCATTCCGTAATCATCCCTGCACTGCATGGGCAAATGAATCACTTACTAATACGTGGTGGTTACTTACTCATGGTCTTGCATTGTGTGCAGAATACACACATAGATATAGTAAGATACATAGCTGTCAACAGACTATAGAAGAAGCAGGTAGTATTATTCCTCTTCGTAAACCAACCACACCTAAATCATTTACTAGGGCAATGCCTGATGAGTATAAACATGACACAAGCATTGACACTTTTACTGCTTACAAAAATTACATTAGCAGCAAACCTTGGGTTGCATCTAATTATCTACGTGACCCATCCAGAAAACCAGATTGGATATGATTGATACTGATGTGAAGATAACTATCAACCTTACTAAGTTGGTAGAGGCAAGAGCAAAACTTCAAACCCAATATGGGGATTATTCTGCAGAGATAGTAAGAGGTGAGTTTCTTAATGGGGATGATATAAGTAAGATAGCATCTAAACTAAAAGATACATTGACATGGGAGAGTATGTATAGTATGATTGATAAGGCAGTTTTAGAACACGTGACTCAATGAATATAACTTTGTATACTACTAAGGGGTGTTCCTCTTGTGCTCATGCAAAAAAACTTTGTAACAGAGCTAACGTTGAGTTTACTGAGATAGAACCAGGTGCACCAAATCAAATTGCTAAGTGGGAGTTTCAAACACAATTTCCTGATGTCAGAGGATTTCCTTTCGTTGTTATTAAACAAGAAGGAGAAGAAGACATTCAAATGATTGGTGTTGTAGAACTTGCTAAGTTGTTTTTAAAGAAAGGTTTAGTATCTTCTAGAAAAAATGGATGAACTTAAAATAAATAAAGGCATAGAGCTCATGCTCAGGAGGCCAATAAAGAAGGAACAACCTAAACCAAAAGGGTTTGGAATTAAAAAAACAATATCTCTCCTGAGAAGAAAAGTCTACTTCAACTTTGAAATTAGGTGGGAAAAAATTAAAACTTAGTACGAGGTTGAAATGGAATCTTCTATCCTGATTTACTTTTCTGTAGCATTGTCTGTAATATTTCTATTAATTGGAGGTGTTGTTGGATGGTTATGGAATGATAAAACGAATCAATTTTTATACACACAAGCAGAGGAAGAGGTTGACTACGTTCATCCAGAAATGCTTGATGAAAATGGACAATGGATCAATTCACAACTTCTATCAGTTAGGTTTAGTGAAATTGAAACTGAGGAATTTGAAGAAGAATAAATAATATACGCAAAAGAATAATTATGCAATTACTACTTAATGAAGTGCTTCAAAAGGTTAGCAACGCTAAGACCAAAGCACAGAAGATTAAACTGTTACAGCAGTTAAATACTCCTGCACTTAGATCTATTTTGATTGCTAACTTTGATGAGAGTGTTATCTCTATGCTACCTGATGGTGAAGTACCATACAAACCTAACGAAGCACCAGAAGATACAGAGCATACCAAACTTGCTCATGAATATCGTAAACTATATCTATTCTTTAAGGGTGGAGCATCTATATCCCAGACTCGTAGAGAGACTCTCTTTATACAGTTGTTAGAAGGACTTCATAAAAAAGAAGCAGAAGTTTTAAGTCTTATGAAAGATAAGAAGATCGGTAAGCGTTGGAAGATTACACGTCAGTGTGTTGAAGAAGCTTTTCCTGAAATACAATGGGGCAGTCGTTCTTAATGAATATACTACATGAAAATTGTGATCCTAAACTAGCAGAGGATCCTAAGTTACCTTATACTGCATACCTTATACAGTATGCAGATAAAGAAGTAGTTAAATTTGATCTTTCTATTGGTTATTCAACAGTTGAACTGTTTGATCATTACTATGACAAATATAAAAATGTTATGAGTATGATTCAATCTAATGGTAAAGTGAATCCTAAATTATGGAACGCACCTCAAGCAAAGAAACCTAGACCACCTAAGCAAGCACCACCTAGACAAGGACAAAAGCAATGAAAGGAGAATGGGCAATACACTATCGTAAACTAGATGATCCTCAGGTATGGCATACCATGAGGTACTGGAGAAGTAATGGTGTGCTTGTATCTGCTAAGACATATGATCAGGTCTATAAGTTTAATAGATGGAAAGAAGCATTTGAATTTTGTAAAAACTTAATTACAGGTGGGGATTTGGATCAACCTGTGTATGATGCTAGTGTTAAAAGAGTATGCAAAGCTAGAGGAGAAGCGTTCTATCTCTCAGGAAATTAAAATTGTATCTGATTACACACAACTACTTGACTATATAATATACCTGTGTTAATATTAACACAATCGTTCAACCCAGAAGGGTCGCAAGTAAGCCGACACGGAACGGATTCGTTCATCCCTTAGGGGACGCAAATGTGGACTGAAGGAACGGGGTTTTATCCACCCTAACCGAGGACAAGCCAATGGCACAAGTCACTTACCGTGGTGTCAAGTACGACACTGATTCACGTAAAGCAACATCATCTTCTAAGTCAGACCTGACTTACAGAGGTGTTAAGCACAGCAGCAAATTAGTTGCTGCATAATCAAAATTCACTTTTGGTTTACATAAATCTGGGAAAATTTTTCCCAGATTTTTTTTATGTTATAAGTCTTTCTTATAGGCATTTATTTTTGTAAACAGGTCAGCATATTTGACCTATATTATTCTATATAATGTAGTCAGCAATGCTACAACCGAGGAAACAAGATGCATTAAAAGTTCATACATTATGAATTCAATCAACACGGAGAATATGGTATATGCACAACGCAATCAGTAGTAATCAACTTGCAGAGTGGACACACCCTGCCGAAACAGTTCCAAGCGACAAGCTTGAAGAGATAAACGACTATTATAACTGCATGATTGATTCAGAACGATACCGTACGGACAAGCGAATATGTAAAAATCTTTTAAGTTAAATGACATGTAAATATTGAAGGGGGGTTTACGCCCCTCTTTTTTTATGCTATAATTTATTGGTAAGACTCTTGTTATATGGAACGCAAACGATTAAAAGAAATAGTCAGGCAATTGAAAGAAGTTGTAAGTGAAATAGAATCAGAAGTTTGGTCTAATACAGATGCATACATACATCCATGGTACAAACATACAGGTGATGGTCCTCAAGTAGGACCAGCTGAAGATGACGATGGATACACTGACTAACCCTAGTATAAATACTTATTTACGATGCCACAATTAGAAGGACTTAAGTTATTAGAACTTAGACAGAATGTTCTAAAAATATTGATGAGTAATTTTCCTAACACACCAAACCGTTACATATATGAATGTGCAAATGAATGGTGTGGTAAACAGGTAGTTACTAATGGCATTGTATCGTATTTTAAAGCGTACTATGGCAAGAATGAACGACAAGAAGGCAGCAAAAAAATTACTTAAGATAGCAAAACAACATCCTAATTTGTATAGCAAGAAAGATATTTTCTATGCTAAAATGATTAAGAAACAACTTAAACTTGATAAGAAATATAATGAACGTGAAGTTGATAACAGTGACTCCCAAAGCGGAGGAGACGATGGGGTACGTGGCGAGAGTCAGCAACCCGAACAACCAAGACAACCCAAACGTGGCTGGCTTGCTAAAGTATTGCATAAAGCATCAACACTGGTCGGTCTTTGAACAAGCTCACATGACTGTGGAGATTGAGACTACTCGTGGTCTTGCTGCACAGATACTAAGACATAGATCTTTTACTTTCCAAGAGTTTAGTCAGAGATATGCTGCTACTAACCTGTTAGCAGAAGAGATTCCTATGTTTGATCTTCGTAGTCAGGACACTAAGAATCGTCAGAATAGTAACGATGATGTACCGAAGAACAAGAAGCAAGATCTTCAACAGAAGATCGCAGAACACTTTGTTGAGTCAATGGATCTGTACAATGAACTGCTTGCTAATGGTATAGCAAAGGAGTGTGCTCGGTTTGTACTACCTCTTGCTACACCGACTCGGTTATATATGACTGGTAGTGTACGCTCATGGGTACATTACATAGACTTACGTTCTGCACATGGAACCCAGAAGGAACACATGGACATAGCAGAGAATGTTAGATCAGTTTTCAAAGAACAGTTCCCAATAGTATCGGAGGCATTATCATGGTAACTTTTTCAAAACAAATTAAAGAAGGAACTAAGAAGTCACATTCAGCAGCAGAGAACACTAAGTTCGTTGCTGGTTTTCTTAGAGGTGTTGTAGATCCTGAGAAATATAGCAGACTTATTGCTAATTTCTATTATGTTTACGATACCATGGAGCAGAGGATTGATGAGACTAAAGATCCTTTAGCTGAAGTATTACAATCATGGTCAGCAGACTTGAATCGTACATCAACATTGGAACGAGATCTTAGATATTATTATGGTCCTATGTGGAGAGATAAATTAGAACCTTCTGAAGCATGTAATAAATATTGTTCTAGGATTAATGATATAGCAGAGAAAGATCCCTACCTTTTAATAGCACATCATTATACTAGATACATTGGTGATCTATCTGGTGGTCAGATACTTAAAGGTATAGCAGAGAAAGCACTCCAACCACCTGATGGTGAGGGTCTACACTTCTATGAATTCCCTCGTATAGAAGATGCTAAGGAGTGGAAGACAAATTACAGACAAGTATTAGATACATTAGAATTAGATGATGCTATGAAGGATGCCTTAATAGAAGAAGCAAACAATGCATTCAGATTAAATATGTATTTGTTTGATGAAGTAGAAGGTAGTGCCACTAAATCATTGTGGAAAATTTTTCTAGGTTTTATAAAAGGAGGAAACTAATGCCAACATATCCTGTAAAAAATTTAAAAACTGAAGAGACTAAAGAGCTCTCCATGACCATGAAAGACTATGAACAATGGAGAAAAGACAATCCCGATTGGGATAAAGATTGGCAAGCAGGTTGTGCTGCTGCTGGTGAAGTGGGAGAGTGGAGAGACAAGATGGCATCAACACATCCTGGTTGGGTAGATATTATGAAGAATAAAGTTCTTCCTAAAGCAGAATATGTAAACAACAAAACTATCACTGAGAAATACAGATACTAACATGCCTAGAAAGAAGACAACTAAGTCAATCGGTCAAGGTATGACCGCTAAACAAAAGAAAAGACGTAAGCCTATAGGTGGAGAGCATATGCTTTCTGTTGAACCTATCACTGATAATCAAAAGGTTTTCTTTGATGAGTGGGATAAAGGACAAATGTTATATGCCTATGGTGTAGCAGGTACAGGTAAAACATTCATTGCATTGTATAAAGCATTGAAGGATGTACTTGATGAGTATACACTATACGATAAGATATACATTGTTAGATCTTTAGTAGCTACTAGAGAGATTGGTTTCTTGCCTGGTGACCATGAAGATAAGTCTTCTCTCTATCAGATACCATATAAGAACATGGTTCAGTCCATGTTTGAAATGCCAGATGACAATTCGTATGAAATGTTGTATGATAATCTGAAGGCACAGGAAACTGTTTCATTCTGGTCTACCTCCTTTATAAGAGGTACAACACTTGATAATGCTATCGTTATCATTGATGAGTGTCAGAACCTAAACTTCCACGAACTTGATTCAATCATCACTCGTGTTGGACAAGATAGTAAGATTGTATTCTGTGGTGACGCTGCACAATCTGATTTACAACGAGTAAATGAACGTACAGGCATCATGGATTTCCAACGTATCATTCAGAACATGGATGAGTTTTCATTGGTTGAGTTTGGTATAGATGACATCGTTCGTTCTGGTCTTGTCAAATCTTATCTGATTAGTAAAATCAATATGGGTTTATGAAATTATATAATCATGTAGGACTTGATCCTATAGAATTGTCTGCTGAGATGGTGGACGGTAAACGTTTATACCTTACACCAGAAGGAGATAATTTTCCATCAGTTACTACAGTGATTAGTAATAACTCTGCTAAGAAAGCTGGCATCGCTAGGTGGCGTAAGCGAGTCGGTGCAGAGAAAGCTGATGCAATCACTTCTCGTTCTACTAATAGAGGAACCAAGTATCATTCTATTGTAGAAGATTGTATCAATAATAACTTAGATCTTAAAAAGTACAGTAAGTTTCCACTTCCTGTGCTCATGTATCAGCATAGTAGACCTGTACTAGAACGCATAAATAATGTGTATCTACAGGAAGCAGCCCTCTATAGCAAACACCTTGAATTAGCAGGTAGGGTTGACTGTATTGCTGAGTTTGATGGCGTGTTGTCTATAATTGATTTCAAGACATCAGCCGTACCTAAGAGAGAAGCATACTTGTACGATTATTTCGTACAAGAGACAGCGTATGCATGTATGCTGCAAGAACAGTATGATTTAACTGTTAAACAACTAGTGACTATCGTTGCTTGTGAAAATGGTGAAACTCAGGTAAAAATACTTCCTCCTAAGAAAGAATTTTTCATTAAATTAATGAGTTACATAGACGAGTACCAACAACGATATGGATAAAAAACAATTACTTGAGGATAGATTTATGACTGCTGCGAAATTCTCGCAGGAGGTGGAAAAGATTGCATTACATAATCAAGGTATGAACTACATTGATTCGGTCATCCACTACTGTGAAGAGAATGAGATTGAGCTAGATAGTGTTAACAAATTGATTAGTAAACCTCTTAAAGAAAAACTTCGTTACGAGGCACAACAACTTAACTTCATGAAGAAAACATCTAGAGCAAAGTTAATGCTAGTATGACCAGTAAATTTTTTCAATCAGAGATTGTCCGTGGTGACATTCAAGAGATGATGGAGCTTCAGCAGTTCTGTTTCAGATCTGCTATGAATTTTGTTCTATTAGATCCAGAAAGAAAGATAGAATACTTTGAAGCACTTGAAAAATTAATAGAAAAACAAAAAATATTTCATGGTCGTCTTCAGTTGAGTGATGACCCTGAAGCAAAATCTGTCATAGATTCTATGAAGCAAGGCATTGTTATGCTAGGTGCAACACCTAATACAACCATAGAATCTATGTTTGATGAACTACTAACGAAAGTTAAGGGAATGAAGACACAATTAGAATCTGAGGCTTGACAAACCCTCTCAGATGTGCTATAAATACTAGTGTCAGGAGAAATTCTGACTCAAAAACCAAATCTAAAATAATCCGAGGTAATCTATGTCCTTTGCAGATCTTAAGCGTAAATCCAGTAATAATTTTGAATTCTTACAAAAAGAATTAGAGAAATCATCTAGTGGAAAGCAAGTAGACGAACGCTTCTGGAAACCAGAAGTTGATTCAACTGGTAACGGTTATGCTGTTATAAGATTCCTTCCTGCCCCAGAAGGAGAGACTATTCCATGGGCAAAACTATATTCACATGCCTTCCAAGGTATTGGTGGATGGTACATTGAAAACTCTTTAACTACACTCAACGAGAAGGATCCTGTTGGTGAAGTTAACCGTCGTCTTTGGAACAGTGGCGATGATTCTGATAAAGATACTGCTCGTAAGCAGAAGCGTAAGCTTTCTTATTACAGTAACATCTTAGTTGTTAAAGATCCTAAGCATCCTGAGAACGAAGGTAAAGTATTCCTTTACAAGTATGGTAAGAAGATCCATGATAAGATCCTTGCTGCCATGCAACCTGAGTTCCAAGATGAAGAACCCACAAATGTATTTGATCTTTGGGAAGGTGCAAACTTTAAGTTAAAGATCAAACAAGTAGCAGGATTCTGGAACTATGACAGCAGTGAGTTTGATAGTGTTAGTGCTGTTTCTACAGATGATACTGAACTGGAAGCAGTG